CTTCGAGGAGGACGACCTCCGCGCCTACCAGGTCGTGATCTTCCCGCTGACGGCGGACGAGTACACCTGGGACTTCGAGGGGCTCATCACCGCCAACGGCGACGAGTTCCCGCACGACGACAAGATGGAGCGGACCGTCACGGTCAAGATCTCCGGCAAGCCGGTGCTGACGCACACGGCTGGCAGCTGACGAGGAAGAGCGCATCATGGCACTGTTGGGCAAGCAGCAGATCAACGCGGCTGTCGACCGCAAGTGGGAAGATGTCGAGGTCCCCGAGTGGGGCGGCGAGATCCGTCTCATGGAGCTCTCGGCAGCCGACCGTGGGTACATCGAGGCGGGTTCGGTCGTAGCCAACGGCCAGAACCCGCAGCTGAAGGTCGAGTCGCTGAAGGTGTACCGCGAGAAGCTCGTGGGTATGTCGATGGTGGACGAGGACTTCAAGCGGGTGTACACCAACAAGGACATCGAGCGCGGAGAGCTCGGTGGGAAGTCCGGTGCCGTGATCGAACGGCTGGCTGCGAAGGTCCAGGAGCTCTCGGGCATGGGCCGGTTCGCGGTGAAGGAAGCCGAGGGAAACTCCGACGCCGCCCCGAGCGACGATTCCGCTTCCGACTAGCGGAGCATCTCGGGATGACCGTGGCCGACCTGGATTCCAGATTGGGTTCGGCCGAGCTTACTGAGTGGATCGCTTATGAGAGTATGAGCGGTCCACTCGGTCAGCGAAGGCACGATATCCAGGCCGCCACAATTGCGGCGACAATCGCAAACGCCAACCGGGGCAAGGGCCGAAAGTTCCAGCTGTCGGACTTCCTGATTCCGTATGGTGGGTCGGATCGCAAGTCGCCTGAGCAGATGCTCGCGGCGATCAAGAGTCTGAACAAGTCGATGGGAGGTGAAGAACGTGGCAGACGTGACGATTGACATCGACGCCAACCTCGGCAGTACATCCTCGACGATCGACGGTGCATCTCAGAGTCTGGGAGACTTGGGACAGGCGGCCGACGGAGCTAGCAGCGACCTCGACGGAGTCGGCAACTCCGGACAGGAGTCGGCCGGTGGACTGAACAAGGTTGCTGTTGGATCGGCTGCTGCAGCCGGTGCATTCGCGAGCATGGACGACATCGTCGGTCAGGTGAACGACCTCATGCATCAGGGTGCTCAGCGGGCAGACGATCTCCAGCGTGCACAGAACGACGTCGCTCAGGCCGCGCTCGACGTCAAGCAGGCCAACCAGGACATGAAGCAGTCGCAGATCGACGCCAACCAGGCGCAGATCGACGGCACCCAGTCGGGCATCGACCTGGAGCAGGCTCTGCTCGACCAGAAGACTGCACAGAAGGACCTCAACACAGCGATCAAGGAGCACGGCAAGAACTCGATGGAGGCTCAGCAGGCTACCATCGACCTGCACCAGGCCGACGCCGACGCGACGCAGGCCAAGCTCGACGGCAAGCAGGCGACCGAGGACTTCAGCCAGGCTCAGCTCGACGGCAAGCAGTCCACGATCGACGCGAGCAACGCACAGCTGGACCTCAACGAGGCTCAGCGCAATGTGACCGGTGCGGGCGTCATGGCGGGATGGATCGGAGTGGTGTCTCAGATCGGCACTGCCGTGTTCGGTCTGATCGGGACATTCGCACTGTTCGGTGCGGAGACGGTTGCCACTGCTGCTACCGCCGTTGCCTCGGCCGTCGCCACGGCTGCTGCGTGGGTCGGCTCCTGGATCGCGATGGGCATCGCTGCTCTTGCTGGAGCGGCGGAGATGGCGCTGGCGTGGATCATCGCGTCAGGAGGAATCATCCTCATCGTGCTAGCCGTCATCGCTCTGGTCGCGCTGATCATCGTCTACTGGGACCAGATCAAGGCCGCAACGATCGCTGCATGGAATGCGATCACGAGCTGGCTGTCTGGTGCATGGGCGGTCATCAAGTCTGCATTCATCACTGCATGGAATGCGATCTCGTCCTGGTTCAGCTCGTTCTGGACCGGCGTGAAGTCGGTTGTGTCGACCGCTATCAACATCATCAAGGCGATCTTCTTCAACTTCACCCCGCTCGGGATCATCATCAAGAACTGGGGCACGATCACCAGCTTCATCAAGGGCGTCTGGGACAAGGCTGCATCGGCTGTCAATAGCGCTGTGGGCCGCATCAAGGGCTTCTTCAGCGGCATGTGGGGCGGAATCAGCGCGGGCCTCCGGTCGGCTCTGAATGGAGCCATCGGCCTCATCAACGGAGCCATCGGCGGAATCAACAGTCTGATTCACGGAGCCAACCGGGTTCCGGGCGTCAACATTCCGTCCATCCCGAGCATTCCGTACCTTGCCAAGGGTGGTATCGCAACCGGCCCTACGATGGCTATGATCGGTGAAGGCAGCCAGCCTGAAGCCGTCATCCCTCTGAACAGGCTTCAGGGTATGCTTAACGCTGCTGGCGGAGGTGGCGGCGGCGGAGTCGCCGTTGTCGAGTTCCGAGGAGGAAGCCGGGCATTCCGGGAATTCCTCCAGGAGTCGGTCCGCACCCAAGCCGGTGGAAGCATCGTCAAGTTCGCGGAGGGATAAGAGATGCCGAGCCTGCCGCCCCGAATGACGGCTGATCTGTTCTACGACGGTGTGTGGAACGACGTCACATACGGTCTGAGCCAGACTCAGTCGGTCGAGATCACGCGGGGAACCGGATCCGAGGGGAACCAGCCGGACCCGAACGAGGGCTCGGCTCTCCTCCAGAACCAGACGGGCAACTTCAGCCCGAAGAATCCGAACAGTGCATTGTTCGGGAAGATCGGCCGCAACACGCCGATCCGATTCAACGTGGACGCGGGCAAGCCGTGGTTGCAGATTCCTGACACCAACGACGGCTCCGGTGCCCGCACTCCTGACAACGCCGCGCTCGACATCACGGGCGATATCGACGTCAGGGTCGAGGCTCAGCTGGAGAACTGGAACAACGGCTCGATCACCGAGCTGTGCAACAAGCAGCAGATCACTGCAGACCAGCGGTCGTGGCGATTCCTTCAGCTCGCCAACGGCACGCTGGAGTTCACATGGACGACTCTGGGCACTGCGGCGTCCGGCATCTCTGTCACGTCCACCGAGGTTCTGCGAGTGCCGCCGAACGCCCGGATCGCGCTCAGGGCCACGCTCGACGTGGATAACGGTTCGGGTGGATACACAGTCTCGTTCTACACCGCTCCGACGATCGCAGGCCCGTGGACCCAGTTCGGCAATCAGACTGTGACGACTGCCGGCACGACCAACATCTACAGCTCCACTTCTCCGCTTGACGTCGGAGACACGGACGGCATCATCCTTGGTCGACCTGTTGGCCGGTTCTACGCCTTCCAGTGCAGGAGCGGGATCAACGGCACGCTGGTCGCCAACGCGGACTTCACCAGCCTGGCCGTCGGCACGACAGCATGGACCGACAGCGTGGGCCGTACGTGGTCGCTGAACGCGTCGGCGTCGATTTCCAACACCCATGCCCGGCTTGTGGGCGAGGTGCCCGCCTGGCCCCCGCGTAGGACCACCTCGGGACACGTCACCGTCCCGATCCAGCCCGCTGGCATCCTGCGTCGACTCGGGTCCGGCAGCAAGCCGCTCAAGTCGGCCGCATTCCGTTCGATCACGTTCAACAGCCCGGCTTCTCCCATCCTGGAGTACTGGCCCTGGGAGGACGGCGACGAGGCTACGTCGATCACGTCAGGCCTGCCTGGTGGACCCAATGCCTCCATCAAGGGGAACATAGACCTGGCAGCGTCGTCTCCGTTCGCGTCCTCTGCTCCGCTGCCGACGATGAACAAGGGCACGGTCACCGGCAACGTCAGGTCGTACGCAACATCTGCATCTGCACAGGCTCGCTTCTTCCTGTCTGTTCCATCTGGAGGAGTCACCGATGGTGCAGTGATCATGCGCATGAACTGCTCTGGCACGGCTCGCGCGTTCAACCTGATCTACGGCACCGGCGGATCGCTCCGCGTCAACATGGTCGACGGCGACAACGCCGAGATCGACACCACCGGACCGATCCTGTTCGACGTCAACGGGAGGCCCATGCGCTTCTCGGTCGGCCTCACGCAGGTTGGCGCCAATGTGCAGGTCACGATGGGTTCGCTCCTGCCCAACGCTGCCAACGCCAACGTTCTCGTCGACACGCTCAACGGTGCAGCTTTCAGCCGCGTCACCAGCCTCACGTTCGGCACCGCGTCGGACCTCGGACAGACCGTGATGGGGCACGTCACGTTCCAGCGGCAGGAGACCAACCTGTTCGACATCGTCGAGCAGCTGGACGCCTATGCAGGCGAGACTGCCGGCAACCGTATCGTTCGGCTGTGTGCAGAGAACGGGATCATCGGAGCGTACAACTACACGCCGCTCTCGAACCAGGTCACGATGGGCCCGCAGCGCATCAAGACGCTCGTGGACCTGCTGACGGAATGCGCTCAGTCGGACCAGGGCTTCCTGTTGGAGGCGCGAGATGCGCTTGAGATCCAGTACAGGTCGCTCACGACGATGTACAACCAGCTGCCAGGCATCGTCCTTGACTACTCGGGCGGCGTGATCAGTCCGCCGTTCCAGCCTGTCGATGACGACAAGCTCACGCGCAACAGCGTGGTCGTCACTGTTGATGGCGGATCGTCCTCTGCTCCGGCCGTGCTGGAGTCCGGAGCGATGTCGACGCAGGATCCTCCGAACGGCGTAGGGCTGTACGATGTCGAGTACACGTACAGCCTTGAGAGCCTCAGCCTCGCCGAGAGCCTGGCAGGCTGGCTGCTGCACACGGGCACGTTCGACGGTCTGCGCTACACCAAGATCACGCTGGACCTCGCGAACGACCGCGTGGCTGCCTTCGCCACGGACATCTTCAACGTCGATGTTGGCGACATGATCCGGCTGACGAATCTGCCGGACGACCTTCCTCCGGACGATGTCGACCTGATCGTCATCGGCTACAACGAGACCATGGGTCCGACCGAATGGAAGATCTCGTTCATCTGCATCCCGGGTCAGCCGTACAACGTCGGCGGGACGCAGGTCACGCAGGACAGCCTGGAGTTCGCTACCAATGCCCATGACAGGGCCGACCTCGAAGGCGTCACGACGTATGCCGCTCTCGACACGGACGACACCAGCCTTCCGACGATTCTCGCAGTCGACAGCGTGGTCCCGTGGGCTATGGCCTATCCCAACCTGAGCGTCAATGCTGCAATGAAGACGAGCCTCACGAGCTGGAGCGCTCAGGGCGGATCGCTGGTCTACGACACGACGCCGGACTTCCCGCCGTTCGACCAGGACATGTGCGCCCGGTTCGTCAGCGACGGCGCGTCCACGACGCAGTCGATCCTCAACGCGGGTTCGGCCGCTGCAAGCGTGACGCCCGGACTGACGTACTTCGCCAACGGCTGGGTCTACAGCGACACGGCTATCCGAGCCCGCATCGCTGCCAACTGGCACAACTCGTCTGGCACATACATCTCGACGACGAGCGGAAGCACGATCACCATCCCGGCCAACACATGGGTGTACCTGAGCGGATCGCTCCTCGCACCCGCTCTGGCCGACCGGGTCGCAGTCCACTTCAGTCTGGACGACTCGACCGGTGCATCGTTCATCCCTGTGTCCGCGAAGGTGTACGGTGCACAGCCGTACATTCGTCGCCAGTCTGTAGCCGCTCAGTTCGGCTACGACCCGGAGACGTATCCTCTTGACCTCCGAGTCGCGGGCGAGGTCGTCAGGGCTACATCCTGCATGCCGGGCTTCTACGACTCGTTCACCAGGACGACCGCGAGCGGATGGGGCACGTCCGAGTCTGGCCACGTCTACGCCAGGACTGGCGGAAGCGCTGGAGACTTCAGCACGGACTCGGCGACGATGGAGGGCAGGCATACATGCAACACCGTCAACGTGTCGAGAATCTCAACGATCGACAATGGCGACCTCGACTGCGACTTCTTCTCCTATGTGAATGCGAAGGCGCTCAGCACAGGGGGCAGCCAGTTCGCCTGCATCGCAGGGCGATTCACGGACAGCAATAACTACTACATGTCTCGCGTCGAATTCACGACTGCGGGATTCACGACCCTGTCGATTCGTAAGCGTGTCGCGGGTACCGAAACAGAGCTGATGTCGCTCATCACCGCTCAGCCGCACGTGGCCGGTCGGACATACGGCGTTCGGCTGTATATCCGAGGAACGAGCATCAAGGCTCAGTTCTGGGACAGCAGCCTCTCGCAGGCGACCGACCGCAAGTGGGACCTGGAAACGACAGACTCGGATCTCGCTACCGGGACTGCATTCGGGATGCGCTCGATCGTGTCATCTGCGAACACCAACGT